ACCCCGGTAGATGTTCTCTACCTGTTCGTAAATCCGGGATACGATTACGCGCCCCGAATCCAAATGCCAGCCCGTGCGGCCGTTCAGCACGTTAAGAACCTGCGCTTTCAAATACTCCGTGTTCCTGTTTGTGGGAGAATCGTACACTTTGCGCAAGTCGAACCACACGATAAGCGAGAAAGGGGTCTTTATCATCCTGTCGAACGGCCCCACGTCAATCGTTTGCGGGTCCTCAATCCAAAAGAAAGAAAAATTTCCTATCTTGGAATCCGGTGAAACCTCAATATAATCGTTAGGGCCGTGGCCCTGCCAGCCGCCGCAAAAGACGTTCGGGGTCACTATCTTCTTCCCCTTTACCATCTTCGTCAATTTCTGCGCCCGGCCAAACGCCGCGTCCAGCCACGAAAGATTGTCCACCAAACCGGACTGAATGCCCGCCAACACTTTGTCAAGCATTACGGCATTGTTGATTGTAGGTGCGTTGTTCATATAAATAATTCTTTCTTGATTTCGTCCATAAGTTCGCCCAGCGCGCCGCGCTCCGAAAATATCTCGTGCCAATATTCGGCCATAAGCCCGAACGTGTCTGCGCCGTATTTGTCAATAATCTTTTGAGCAAACGCCGTGGTTGCCACGATTCCAACCGCATCCGGGCCGAAATCAACCCCTATTTCCTCGTGAAACTTACCCGTGAAATACAGGTTAGGCGCATCCGGGTTACGGCGGCTTGCCGTGTACGGATATTTCACGCCGTCTTGCTTCATTGCCGCATACCTGCCCGCCGTCTCAACCGTGTAAAAATATCCAATCGGTTTCAAGTCCTCGGAATAGTACGGCCGTATATCCTCGCCGTCCGAACGCTTGCCCTCAAAAAGTTGCTTCCTCTGCAACTCCATTATATCGGCCGGATGCGAAAGAAGCGCGTTGCGCACCAGCATCCCGGATTGCAACCCGTCGCTCACGTTTCGAACGCGCGAAAGCAAGTCATTCAAGATTCCCATTTCAGCCGATTTTGGGCGGTTTCCCGGGCGTTTGGCGCAAAGAGGTGTAATTTATCATCTTTAAGCTTCGCGCCCGGAATTCGCCATTTCTTTTCGATTCTACGCCGTGCGATATTTCACGCCGTGGTTATTGCATTGCAGGCATATCCGGTCAATCCCCCGCGTGTCAAACGAAAGGGCCTTATACGCCTGTTTCAATTCGAACATAAGGCCGGACGGCCTGCCCTGCGGTGCGCCGTCCAACTCATAGAGCAATTCATCCCGGGTCGCGTTAACTTGATTCCTGTTTACGCGAACGTCGGGATTCATTGCGATAGTGCGCAATACGCTGGCAGCAACTTGCTTTTGTATAGCCGTGGCGAATATCTGCCGTTGCGAAACAATGAAATCGGTAATGTCGCATCCAACCGATATTTCGCAATTCAGCCCGTAATTCATCGTCAAGGTATATGCCAGCGTTCCAATGTCGAACATTTCCGGGTATTCCTCAAAGTCGGCCGGGGCCGCCGTGCAGAACGGGGAAACTTGAAGATATTTGGTTATCTCTTTCCACGATTCAAGCCCGTAGCCCAAACACGTCTCACACGGGGCTTTCGACCAATCCCGCGAGACGTTCAGCGCGCGCATCCCGTCGGGGAGTTCGTTTTGGTTGTAGCATAGGAACCACGCACCGCCCGCATCGTTGCCTTGCTCGTCAACTCCCGTTCCCTTGATGTAAGGCAGGTAAATCGGCGTATCCGGCACAAACCATTGGAAACCGCCCTTTTCGTTCGTGAAATTCACGTCTATTACCTGCATCGGCTTGACCTGCGAGGAATGGAAAAGGTAAAGCCGGACCGGCCCGGTCCCGCCTATCATCTGCAACCCAATGCGTTCAATCTTGGTTGTAACGCCCATTGAGCGCACCGGGACAATCTCAAAGCCGACAATCTTGCCGGACGGGGACAGGAAATTCTGCAACCTCGCCGCCCCGTCGAAGAACGTGCGACGCTCCAATAAATTCTTTGTTTCCTCGCGCAATTGCTTGTCTTGGATGAACTGTTGGATAGTGGTGTTGATTCCCTGCGCGGTAATATGCCGCAGGTAATCGGAAAGCATATTGTATGCGCCCCAATCCGGGTTGTTCTCTGCCGGTTCGGAGCCGGTATTGGCGGCCTTTGCAATCCAAATCTTTCCTTGGTGTTTTACCTTTGCCCCAATCTCATAGGCGGTCGCATTGTCCCAATTCGGGTATTTATAGCCCCAATCGTCCGGCATAATGTTTCGCACGTTTTCAAGCGTACAAAGCGGGTGCGCCGCTTGGAACGTCAAACCGCTTTCCGATTGCGTCAATGATTCATCAATGGCGGTTGCGGGGTTGTAGGATTGCTCCCAGCCTACCAAATGAGACAACGCCGCCTGTATTTCTTGAAATCGTATCATATAGCAAAAAGTCTTTTAATGAAAAACGGGGACGGGGTTGTTGGCCCGTCCCCGCAAAGAAAGGTTTAGTTTCGGATGTGCCGATTAGACTACGGCCTTGGTGTTGACCGGGTTCTCTTCGGAGTTGACAACCTCCACAGGCTGGGCGAACGGCGAGCCGACAGGGGATGCGATTTCAACCTTGATAATCGGGTTGGCCACAGTCTCCGGGTTGGAGTTGTAGGCGACAAGGAACGCGATGTCGACGGAGAAACCGAAATACTCCTTAACGGCGCACGTCATATCCGCAGAAGCGGCCCCGGCAATGGCGGATTGGTCGCCAACGGCGGTGTAGTAGTGCGAACCAACGGGCAGGTCAATGAACGGCAGACGCACAACGTCCCACTCATTGAAATTCGCCACGGTGCGGCGGCGGGCTTCGCGGTCAACGCGGGTAAGAACACCAACGTTGCCGTCCTCAACAACGTAAGCCGTAGCGTAAACGCCACTCTCGTTGTCAATGTTGGCGGTGTAGTGGAATACCTTGCCGTCGAACTCCAAACGCTTGTTCACGTCATTGTAAATGCCGTGTTCGGCCATCTTGGTAATGAGAGCGTCAATACCGGTGTTGCCGATAACGTGGAGCATACCCGGGTAGGCGTTCGCGCGCATCAAAGCGTTCATATCCGCCAGCCACTCCATACGGGCAATGTACTTGACCTGCACGGCGTTCGCGGTAACCTCATAATAGAGCTGGTCCTTGAACACCTGCGTTTTGTTGGCTTCAAGCGCGGCAATGGCCTGCACGTCCATAGCGGTTGCAAGGGCGCGGCAAACCTTTTCCATCTTGCGCGTGAAATCGTGGTCGTAGGAAATCTCGTTGTTGTCATACAACGCGGGAACCATCGTGAAGCCGACGGCCAAAGTGACCCAATTCACGGTATAGAGGGCGGAAGTGTTCTCATCGTCTGCGATAACGCAGGAACGGACGTTGGCAACAGTCACGTCGCCGTCATAGTTGATAACGGGGACTTGAACGGTGTTACCCATAGAAGCGAACGCGCGGTCGCGCAGGTTCGGGGAAATAATAGAATTGGCCGCATTGGTTTGCTCAATGAAGAAATCCAATGCTCCGTACTCCAACGGCCGGGCCATATTGCGGTCAAACCGGGGGTCCTCAACGCGCCAATTCTGCAATTTAGTAGCAACAAGTGACATAATTTTTGGATTTTTAAATTGTTAATAACTCCGGGTTGACCCTTTACCCGCTTGATAATTCATTACTTTGTAGGCAAAGCCTTGATTGCCGTAATGTTGTTCTTCCAAATGGTTTGGAAAGCATCATCGTATTCTTTCGAACCAACTATCTTTCCTTGCGCCATAAGGTTGCGGGCAATCATTTCGGATGCTTCGACCTGCGTTCGCGCACCGGCAATATCCATAGCATTGCCGCCCTCGCTATTAGTGTTCTTGCCCTCCTGCGAACCTGCGCCCTCTTGTTTGCGCCCAGCATCCAAAACACCCATCGTTTTGAGTTCTTCGCGCAAGAGGTCGGCGGCCGTGTAAGGCATTAGGTTAGTCTCGGGATTGCGCTTAATCGCGCCCGTCGCATCCTTGAACGCCAACACCTTGGTTCCTGCGCCGGTCCCATCGTCAACGTATTCCGGGTTCATACCCTTGACCTTGGCAATGGCCTGTTTCAACAGGACCTCGGTAACGGATTGCGGTAAATCCGCCTTGAACTTGATTCCCGAAGCGGCGGCGGCGAAATCGCCGTCCATACGAACATCCAACAATTGTTGTGCGTAGTTCCTTTCGGATTCGTCGTGCCGGGTTTTAAGTTCGTTAAATTGGTTCGTAACGCTCGCCAAATCCGCTTTCGCCTGTTCCAGCGCGCGTTTGGTCTCTGCGTCCGCACCACCCTTTGCAATAATCCCGTTGAGCCGGGCCACCTCCTTTTCCGAATCGGAAAGCTTGGATTGCAGTTCAACGGCATTCCCCGCTTGGCCCTTGATTTCCCCAATAACACGTTTGGCATAATCGTAGGTTTTCTCGGTTCCATTCTTGGCAATGCCGGAAGCGGCCAAAATGTCAGCATCCAGCCCGCCGTAAATCTCCCCTGTCTTTTGTCCGATAACGGCCTGTTCGTCGTTGCGGGACATTTCGACAATAGCGGTTTTTTGCTCGTCGGTCAAAGCGGCGGTTGCCGCATTGGCGTTCAAAAGTTCATTTGTAAGTGCCATAATTCTTTCCCTTTGAATTTGTGGTTGTCAATTAAAACGTATCGCGTTAGGTTATTTCTCGGCCGGTTTCCGGCCCGGTTTCTTCTCGCCGCCCTCCTTGGCTTGTATTGCCGCAAGCCTGCGGGCAACCTCGGCTTCAACGTCGGCTTTGTACTTGGCTTCGGCGGCCGCCTTTGCGGCCTTGGCCGCTTCCTGTTGCTTCGCGGCCTGTTGCTTCTCCCAATCGTTGGGGTTGTGCAAGATTTTTACCTCATATCCTTGGCGGATAAGAACGTCGCGCACGGTGCGCTCAAAAATCTTTTTGCCGAATTTCTGCACACGGGGCTTGGAGAGTTTCTGCGCGGTCTTTTGGTCAAACAACTTGACCTCAATAACGCAATGGTAGCACCTTTCTTCGCCCCTCGGTACGATGTAATTTTCCGGCGTTAAGTTCTCAATGGCGGTGTCCCGCCCGTCCTTTGTAATCATACTTTCGGTATTTTAGTTAAACATTGTTGGCGGTTGCACCGGATTGCTCGTTGGCGTACCGGGCGAACTCCGCCGCTATTTTTTCAATCTTCTTATCAAACGCAATCTCGCTCCCGAAATCCAAAAGGTTGATATTCTCGCGTTCGAATCTACGCACAAAGGTAGAGAAATTCAACTTAATGCGCAAATCCTGTTCGGAAATCAAACCCTTTTCGTACATTTCCACCACCTCGGCCCGGGTAAGATGCCTATACGGCTCCAATTCGGACAATATCAACATTCGGCGCAATTGCGTGGGGTCGTTTCTATATTCGGTCTCCAAGATTTGGTTTTGCATCATATCCAATTCGGATTCCGGTGCGCCAGCTTCCTTGGCGGCCTTGTAGCGGTCGCGCAGTTCATCGGGCGAATACAAATAAAACTCCGTGCCGTAGTTGATTTTCGCCGAGACGAAATAACTGCCGTAACGCATCCGGCAAATAGTTTCGTCAACCCAAGTTTGGGCGGCTTCAAATCCTTTCTTGACGCGATTTAATATGGTTGTTACGCTCTCAAAGTTCGCCCGCACCTGTTGCTCGTTGAACGCATCCCGGTTCGTTACGATTTCATCTTGGCCAACAACGGCCGTAATGATTTCTTCGCGCAAACGTTTTTGCTCATTTACGTTGTAATCCAACGAATCCCGGTCAACTTTCAAGATTTGTACGGGGTTGCGCAAATCCGGCTG